TTGTTAATAATCCGTGCGAGACGACCCGGACGGCCATAGATCGGGAACAGCAAGTCATTGACCACCCGCATCTCGTGCCGCATCGACCGGATGTGGTTGTCCATGAAGTTCGACGTGCCCTGCTGCCCCTGGGCAATCAAGGCTTGCGCGAGCTTCCCTGATTTGACGGTCGGATCGACATGGCCGAGCGCGGTCTGCGGGACGACAGATGTCGCGGCAATCGCCTGACCGAAAATCTGCACGCCGGTCGCAATAGAGGCGACATCGGTCTGCACGTTCGTGCGCTGCGGCGGCGGGGCCGGACGGTCGTTATCGTCCACCTGGTTGTAGTGGAGAATGGGAATCGTGCGCGTGGTCGAGGCCATGTATTCGTCGGTGTAGCCTTCGTCCTGACCCGAGGCCATCATCCACGGCGGAATCGGCGTCAAGCCCACCTGCTCGACGAACTTGCTGATGATGTAGTTGTTCCCCTTGCAGGGGTCAATCATCGGCTGGACGACGCCTTCCGAGAACCGATCACCGTCAAACGGGTGCAGTTCTTCGCCCACTTCCTCGATGATGGGCAACCAATGACCCGGCCACTCCGTCTCCTCCAAAATCTCTGAGCCGGTAATCTTGCACCACGTAATCTTTTTCGTCAGGTCCGTGTGGCAGAGTTGCTTCCCGGCCTCATCTGTCAAGACCGTGACACCTTTCGGCAGATGATCCAGTTCGTCCTCAAACGCGCCTTGCCCATTCGACAGGTGATAGACCTCACGGCTCTCACGCTCCGTCTCGTAATAGTTCATCACCCGCATCGACCGCTTGTCGCCTTCGCCCTCAAACCAGCCGGGAGCCTGCTCGCCTAAGCCACGCCATTCATCATCCGAGAGGTCGGAGCCGGAGATGTCCGCATCGGGATACTCCGCCTGAAATGCGCTGTAGAGCATGTCCTTGCCGTAGAAGCCCCACTCGGCATCGGACCCGTCCGGTTGCTCATGCGAGGGGTCAAGCCTGACCGACGTCTGGTCGTAAATGCGCTCGATATAGATTTCCTGGTCCTGTGTCTTGCCGGGGGCATAGCGGGTCATCACCACGCGATAGCCCTTGCCGGCAATCACCGCCCGAGAGAAGGACCACGACCGCGCATCGTCGCACTCGGTGTCTCGCTGGATGCGCCTAAGGAAGCCTTCGCGAAGTTCAATCTCGTCGTGGCTCACGGCCTCAGACGCCGTGCCGAAATCGTCAGCCGGCACGAGTTCAATCGACAGGTCCGAGCCGCGCTCTTGGTTAAGCACCTGACGCACGGGCTCTCGGGTTTTGTTGATGACGAGGGAGGGACGTTCAGGAATTGTTTGCTGCGTGGCACCAGAACCGACCGTCTGACCCTTCCGAGAGTCGATCAGTTCTTTCGACCACTGTTTACCGTTATAGAATCCGACCGCCTCTTTTTCACGCTTACGTTGCGGCTCAGTGGCCGTGTCCGCCAACTGCCAGCGTTTTCTGGCGCGCTCGATCCGCTTCTTGTCCTTAGCTGACTGTGGCACAGACAGGTCCGCGCAAGGATAACATACTCACCGCATCCAACCATCAGCCGAGATCATCGGCCGGGGCATCGACGGCTGGCGTCGTTCGCGCGGTTCCTTGTGACTGACCGCGAGATAGCGGAAGGCGTCAGCCGCGTGCGAGTGGACATCATGGACAGGCGTGCCGGTAAACTCATTCAACCGCGCATTGAACGACTTCCGATAGTTCCGCAAGCTCGTGACGCCGGCTGAGGTCTTAGTCGCATCAAACCAGCACTTCGGCAGGAGCAATCGGGCCGCCGCGATGCCATCCTCAAACGGCAGGTCGGGCACCTCCGCAAAGTTCAAGCCTAAGCCTCGGGCCACTTCGAGTCTCGACTTGCCCGTGCCCAATTCGCGGACTTTGATGTCATGGGGCGCAAAGTGCTTCCCGTAGACATAGCCCCGTCCGGCCAACATTGTCACATAATGCGGGAACCCTTCCCCGCTCGCCTCGTAATAGTCAATCACGCGGATTTGACCGGACTTCGCCGTCTGCACGAACCAGATCGCCATGCTATCGGCTATCCCTAAGTCCCAATAGGTATCGACCGGCAAGAGCGGTTCATAGGGCACGGCGGTAATCCGCCCGTCTCGGGTCGCCTGTGCGAGTTCCTTTGTGAACCACGCGCCGCGAATGGCCGCGTCCGCCGAGAGAAACCATTCCTGGTCATACTCCTCTTGCAACATCAACCCTTGCGCGATGAGTTTCCGGTCATCAGCCATCGCACGTTCAATGGCCAGGAGCGTCGGGCCTTCTTCGGTCGCCAGACTCACATCCACGTTCTGCCACAGGCTGAACCAATCCGGGTCGTTCTTTGCAGCCTGATAGGTCTGATACAACTGGTCGGTGCCTTTGATGGTTCCGCTGAAGATGGCATAGCCGAGGTGATCGGCAAGGGCCTTAGACAGCACTTCCGAGAAGGCTTCGCGCGGGATTTGGCTGAACTCGTCCAGCGACAAACCGGACAACCCAGGGCCGCGTAACGAGTCCGGGTCGTCGCCACCGATGAGTTGCAAGATGTTCTCGTTCGGATAGGTCACTTTCAGTTCGGACTCATTGAACTTCACCCCGCGAACCGGCCTGGCATAGTCCTTCGTCATCGCCCAAGCGACGGTCTTGGCCTGCTTATATGTCGGCATGACGTGCCAGTAAATGCGATGTCGTAGAAGCGGCTGGAGGGTCGCTTCACTGGCATCTGGGAGTAAGTGCCTGAGCCGGCGCATCTCCCAGTCATCCGACAGGGCCGCACGCTGATGGTGGTTGACCGTGCCGGTGGTCTTGCCGGCGCGACGGTGCAGCACGAGCACTGACCAGCGCGCCCATGAGGCGTGCATCTTCTTAGCCCAATTGCGGGGCTTGTAGGGCAGCGTGATGACTTCCGGCTCCGCTAGTCCTGCCACTTGTAGGTGACATTCCCGCTATGTTCAATACGTTCCGTTAAGAGCGCGAAGTGCTTCGCCAGCATCTCTAGTGACCGTGGTTTGTCCCATACCTTCACTTTGAGGACAGTATCGATTTCCCCATCGCCAGCGGTCAGGTTCTTTTTGGTGACTTCTACCGAAGCGAGGCAGGCCGCTTCATCGTCCCCGAGCGTGTGAATCGCCTTGAGCGATCCTGAGTCGGCAAAGAACTTCCGCATGTCCGAGAAGCCGAGACGGGCAATCTCTCTGAGGGTGCGTTCAGCTGTAATGCCGTTGGCCTCCAGTTGCTTGGAAATCCCTTGGGCAATGGCTTGCGACACACTAACATTCCCTAACAATCGAGGGCCTTGGACATCAGCCGTCTTGGCGCTATACCCGGCCCGAATCGCAGCTTGGGTCGCATTCTTGTCGATGAGGTATTCGCTAACGAAACTGGCCTGCTTAGGCGTCAGCGCCATAGGGAGTTATTTTGACAGGTCAGCAAGACGATTGGCGAGAATGGTCGCCCCACGTTCCAGTAGGTCAATGCGGCGTCGGTCATCCTTGCGGAAACGTTCGAGGGCATCCAGGCGCTTCTTGAGCGCCCGGAGGTTGACGAGTGTCAGATCCTTGGCAGCAGAAGGCATCATCAGACCCCTGGGGCTTGGTCGTCACGAATCTGATATTTGCGCTGGAAATCGGCCTCAGTTAAACCATATTGGCCGGCCAAGTCTCGCATCAGGTCATTGAAGGTAATGCGGCCGATGAGCGTGCCCTTGTCGATGCCACCACGATCGGGCATATGCCCGATCACGCAGTGCTCCTGCGGCGGTTCGCAGATGCCGGTGCGGTAACTGAGCCTGTCAGGGAACTGACCGATATAGGCCAGATATTCGTCGCGGGTGACGGTTTTCATGGGCAGCACGGTCATCTACTTGCCCTTCGGGAAGTGGTGCATGTGCGTCGAGGGCTTGACATGCGCCGGCAAGTGCGAAGTCGAGGTGGCCGCGAAGTCATGCATCTGCTGGTGCGTCATGGACGTGCGGAGCTTCTCAGCCATCGCAAATTTCGCGCCGTGCTCCGCCGCCCTAAACAGCCTTGCTTGAGCTTGCGATTTTGCTGGCATGAGGCACCTCACCAGGACTTGGACGCAATCTCGTCATGGTCGCGGAAGCCGCGATGCATGAGGATAACATAACACACGAGCATCAACGGCAGCATCAAGAGACAGCCGGTCCAGATCAAGGCGTTCGTGAGTCGATTCATTTGGGTGGCCTTTTTGGATTGCGAAACTCAATGCAGC